GGTTTTCATGTCTTGACCTTGACCTTTTGGACTATTTAGATTTAGTTTTTCTAGTATAAACAACGCTGGGCGCCCTCTCACATCGCTGCGAGAAGAGCTGCCACTCCTTCATATCCGCCGAGGGCCGCGAGGCCCGTCTTGGCGGCAGAGAGGATTTTGTGCAAAATGGGATGTGACTGAGCGTGATGCTCAATCAGGTGCTTGGTAACGGCGCCGCCTGCGAAAGCAGCTCGTGCGATCGCTGTCTTGGCGTGCGCCGCGTGCGGTGAAATGTCACCGGGTGACATCAGCTCCTGGTGCTGAGCATGCGTGACTGCATAGCGCGAGGTAAACTGGAAGATGAAGCGCTCTCCGGGGTTGCCCTCAAGGTACATGACCCAGCGGCACGGCGGGGGTTGAGTCGAGGTGACCGTTGTGAAACAGTCGACTTCGGTGCCGTACTCGCAGTTGCCGTGATACTTGAAACTCTGGCTCTTTGTGACGTTGAACGGTTTCATCTCGTAGCCGCGCTGGCCAACCAGATTGTCGAGCGTGAGCGCCGCACGAGGCGGCTCATAGCTCATGACGCTACGAACAACTCCTGCGGTCGATCCTGCTGCGCCTATGTACGTGAGCCGGGCTTTGCCCGCAATGATGCGGTAGCTGGACCCACCATCATCTTGGTTTTGCGAGAACGTGAACGGCTTGGATGTGTCGCCTGCCCAGGCCAACGGCTTGGTGTAGTCAGCAGCGGCGACGCCACCTGGACCATTCGTATAGACGGATGTGGACCAAAATGTGGTCACATCGAAATCTGCGGGAGCTCGGCCAGTGGTGCCATCCACGAAGTAGCCGAGAGCTGCTCTGTGGTTGCCGTCGGTCTTCTGAGGTGCCAGGACAAACGTCTCATTTCCGAACTGGGCCTTCGTGAACCGCGGATCGTAACCTTGTTCGGGCTCGCGACCGCGGGGAAGAAGCCAGAGGGCGGCTTTTCCTGCCGAGTCGAGCGTGATCTCCTGCTCGCAGTAGCGCGTTTGGAGGGCGCGCATGCACGGTGGCTGGCCCTCGTTAAAGGGGGCATCAACCTCGCGACCGGCGTGTTCAAGCGGCCCGTTTTCCGCGTCGTCGTAGAGCCGCGCCCACGCCAACAGATGTGGATCGACAAAAGTGCCGTCCTTGATCATCTTGTGGAGTTTGGGGACAGGGATCTTCTTGGCCGCTTGTTGACGAGCGTTCTTGGGAACGCGGGCGTTGCCTGGAATGTTGTTTGCATTGCCGTCAACGCGGCGCTTAAGAGTGGCGACTTCGCGTTTGAGAGCTGCCTCACGACGGGCAGCGGGAGTTTTCCGTCTCGCGGGTTGCTTTCCGCGTACCATAGTGACTCGCTACTATGAAGCTTACGCCGGGGTGATCGATATTGGTTATCGGTCACCGGCCCGTGGCTGGTAAACGGGGGGGACGCCGGGGCTCCCCTATTTGACCTCCCGTGTTGCGCGCGACTATAAATAGTCGCGCTGCAGGGCCGCGAAAAGCGGGTCACAGATGTAAGTGAGCGCATTCGCTGAGTTCAATTGCGACTCAACACGGTTCACATCACTTGGGGTGATACTGTAACGCGCCTCGAACATCTCGAGTGCGGCCTGCCGGTCGACGCGGCGCCCGGAAGCATATGGTCGGTACTCGGCATCCTCGATGGGGCTGACGTTGGTGTCGCCGCTCCCGAGTCGATCATACGCGGACAAGTACGCCCCGAGGACGGGGTAATTACGATCCACCTTATACGAGCGCGCTATGGCATTCATGCACGCCTTGGTCGCCAGCATCCAGTGTTCGGAAGAACGACGTCGGACACCTGGCGGCTTGTAGATAGTCGTCGGGTTCGTGAGCGTTTTACATAGCTTCACGACCGCACTCGGCAGGTTGACCCATGTGTATCCCTGGTCGGCAGCTGGAACAAACCAGCCCCGCAGGAACGTACAGAGGGGCGTTTGGAACGTCTTCATCTTGACCTCAAAACCGAGTTCGGCCCCTGCGTGGATCAGATCG